TGTGCTCCTCTTTCTTGCCAATCATTAGAGATTGAATCTTTAGATATAGGTCCACCTTTTGCCCAAGTTCTACAGCTTCTAGCTGAGTGGCATTTAAAATGATGCATCCAACAGTACCCTAATTTTCCATCATCATCTGATGTAACTCCTGGCATACAATCGTCCATTCTAGGGGAAATATCAAAAGCTACACAACTACTACACTTTGATGCTATAGCTGCTTCTTCTGTTGCATTCCAATATTTAGCTATATCTTTCCAAAAACTACCCGGCTTGTCAACGTTTAATGGTCCGTACTGTATATGCTCTGCTTTAATAGCAGCATCTCTATTCTTAGTATTTAACATTAAGTCTTGAGTTGATGCAGGGCAAGATTTATTATTGCCTTTTAGTAGTATGTCTTTTAGTTTCATTTAATAAAGTCTTTTCTATAAAATTTTCCTAGAATGTTATCGTTTATGTAAACATCACTTTGTTCTAGTACTTCACTTATAAATAGGTATTTACATTCAAAATAAGTTAAAAGCTTCTTATTGGGTACAAAGTGAAGAATTTTTCTATCAAAATCCATTGGAGTACCTTCCTTGACATATTTTAATATGTCCTTATGGGAACCGTAATATGTTTTCCAGTCTGATTCGGTTATTGTTTTCTGTTTTAGTGGTGTTCTACCTCCGATTCCTTTTGCTTTTCTTTCTTCTTTCAAAGCTGCTAAAGCTCTAACTCCTAATTTTTTATTTCTTTCGAAGAATAGTACCTTTTTACCTAAGTACTTTTTACCGGTTGGTTTATGAAAAGTTTCGTAAATGAATCCGTAAGAGCCTTTAGGCATATCGGATATATCAGTTATATATTTATTTTTGTAATTCCAACCGGGTATTGTTACCATAGTGTATAATATAAGAATAATTTAGAGAATATACAACTACCCTGTGTACATTATGTAAGCTAATGCAAAGTAAGTTGGTACATGAGAATCATTTGATATAGTATGTACATGAGCTGTTCCAGAACCTATTGTATTGGTAGTTCCGTTTCTCCAGTATACGTATTTATTATCATTATCACTATCTCCACTACCTTTTTTACCGGTTGGACCAACAAAGTCAGCGCCATCTATATACCCCCCGCTTCCTGCTCCTGGGTTATTTATTTCTATATAGTAACTATCCTTATAGGTATGTGTGTGAGCAGGCATAGTAGCTGTTGTTATTGCTGTGCCTCCTGTATTACCAGAATGGTTGTGGTTAATATCTCCACCTGTTGAGGCTGCTGATCCTCCTTCTATGGTTGTTGTTGGAGTACCTGATGAATTATTAGAAGCTACTACAAACTTATTTCTTAAGTCAGGTGTTGCGGTTCCGTTAGATGTTTGACCATTACAAAGAGCCCAACCGGATGGTAGAGACTGTACTGCTCCAGACCACATTATTATACCTCCTACTGGTACAGGTGCTGCGTTAACTTGTTTTGTAATACTATTGTTTGATTCTCTTACTAAAAAATTATAATTTGTAGCTGATGAAGCGTTAGCTACACTGTTAAGTGTTACAGCTCCATTTAGAGTAGAACTTTGACTTACATATAAATTAGTGCTACCAGATATGGTACCTCCTGCTGATAAAGTACTACTAAAGGAAGCTTCCGAGCCTGATATCTTTCCGGTTACTTGGAGTTTATATCCGCTTGCTACTGTATGGGTTCCTATACCTACTTGGCCGTTAGCTTTAAACATTGCTACAGCACTATTATAAGTTGTATTATAATTTGAGCTTGTTGGAGGACCTGAAAGAATTGAAAAAGTCTGACTAGCTCCTTGTGATGCTACTGATGATTGTAATCCTACTATAACATGACCAGAAGCAGGGCCATCTAATACCACACCTCTTGCATTACCGGCATTGCCCATAAAAGTTGTAAAAGGTATTTGGGTAGCACTTGAGTCAACACTTCTCATTCTAAAGAATCTATCTTTATTTCCTACATTACCGTCAATAAGTATAGAGCCAGAAAAATTATTATCACCATAAGTTGTATTAGCATTTCTAAATACAGTCTTACCAATTCCGGTTAATTCAAATACAGGGGTAGATTTATAACGAGCTACTATAAATTCCATACCAGAATCATTTTCCGTTGATGATGCTGCTGAGAAATTTTTAAATCTCATTTGTGCAGAATCAGTTTGAAGTGCAATACTGCTGCTAAAGAGTATTGATGCACTTGCATAGTGTAGTTTATAAGTAGGTTCTCTAGATGTCATTGTAGTTAACACTCTTATTTCACCATTTCTTGTTACTAGTCTATCAGTTCCTACTGTTGTTGCTTGACCTATACTTAAAGCATTGTTTGTTGAGTCCCATTGAAAATCTGCTTCTCCGCCAAATTGATTAGAATTATCAAACTGTACATTACCGTTAGAACCTCCTGGTGATATACCTGATCCTGTGTAAGGGTTAAGAGGTACTGTTATTGCTGTAGGGTTAATACTTAAACCACCACTACCTGTAAAATGTAATGACAGGAGTGTTTGTGAAGTGTTTATAGAAGCTGAGTAGAAGTATGAAGTGAAATTAGTATCTAATTCACCGTAAGTTAACTTCGCTCCTTTATCTGCTCTTAATGTTATAGCCATAATTACATATCTAGTTTTACTACTACCGTCATTTCTGTGTTATCAGAAACCGGTATGGGTTGTGCCATTTTTGCAACAGCGATTAATTCATTAGTATCGTTATATAGACCAACAGTAGTAAAATATGGTTGAAATTCACTTCCTGATACATTATCAGCAATTAACCCGAATCCTCCATTCTTAATAGCTGATGGGTGTTGTGTGAAGTTAAATTCACTTTCTCCTATGCTACAGTGGTAACTATACGTATAAATAGGGTGTGAAGCCTTCCATGTAACACTACCAGAGAAATAGTTAGCATAATAATCAGCTACATACGGGTTAGTTAAAATTAATAAACCGTGAGGGTAGATAGCATTACCAACTACTGTTCTTTCCATTATTAAGTTATTTTGAATAGAACTACTTAGTATCAAATTTCCATTACCATCATCTACAATAGAACCTCCCCAAGAGCTTCCTGATAGTGCTATAGACGCAGATAGGTATGCTTGCTTAGATAAATTTCTATACCCATTGATAAAATCCTGTGGATCTAATGTTGCTGTAGGTTGAGACCCAGATTCTGCACCGTAGATTTCATCTGCATCTTCCATATAATCATCAAAGGTATAATTTAGTGTACCGTAGTCTTGGTTTGCATGGGGTATATTTAGAGATATACTCTCTGGTTTCATATGTGTACCTATTAAGCTTCTTGGAATTGAAATAACTGTAAAAGTATCTTCTGCTCTTCTTTGTTGTGAAGTGTATGTACTCTGTAAGTAATTATCTACAGAAGATCCTGACATGTTATAGGAAGAGGTAGTAGGTTCTGCATTTTCAAAACCAGAATAATATAAATGCTTTATACTTCTATATACTAAATCTTCATAGTGTACATAAGGTGTTCCTGCTAGCCTTTGTGTGCTACCGGTTGGATGAAAAGCTAGCGAGCTTGATACACCCACGTAGGTTTCTATTCCACCTGCTTCGTGTTGACTTGCGTTAACAGTAAAAGTCTTATGAGCAGTATAGGTAGTTAAAGTTGAATCTTCTTTGTTTAATTTCTTGTAGGCACTCATTCATTAATAATCAAGTTTAATTCTTACTAAAGCCTCTTTTGTAAAATCTTTCAATAAAGGTTTGGATAGCTTAGCTACTCCTAAAAGGTCGTTAGTATCGTTATATAGTCCAACTGTAGTAATGTACGCTTGTGGGTTATTAACCATAGCATTGTGTCTCAATTCTCCTGAGCCAGAAATATTAGATGGGTTGTTAGAGTAATTAAATTCACTATTTCTTACTCTTACAAAAACATAATTAGAAGATACTGTCTCTTCAGCATTTATTTTAAAGCTATTACCGCCATCAATAAGATTAAATAAAAATGCATTATTATCTCCGTTAGTGTCACTAGATCCAGTCTTAAATAAAACGTTACCAGGATGTCTCAAATCAAGTGCATTAGCATTAAATATCATTACTCCGATATCCGGTAAAAATTTTCCATATGATCCAGCATTAGATGGAGCACCTCCTGCACCTCCATCAAAAGAAACTCCGTTTGAACCAGAAATAATTTCATATACTCTTCCTGCATCAGTGTATGTGATTGTAGAAGCCATACCACTATTGTCGGTTAGGTGTGTAGTAACAGAACCGGAAAATAATGTAAGGTTGAAAGTACCCGGTAATAATTTTTCTTTATATCTAGCTCTATCTAAAGTTATAGCATATATTCCTTTTGGAGATGTTTGTCCTCCAAATGAAAAATCAGAGTCTTCATCACCTAGTATCAAAGATCTATATTGACCGTAAACTGTGGATGAAGGTGATTTTCCTGTTACGTTAGTATTGTAAGCAGTTGCTCCTAAGCCGTCTTTATGTCCATATGCTATGGAAAACTGTACAGCTGCGTTTGTGAGTGTTGAACCTGTTTGAAAAGTATTTAAATAATAGTCTCCACTAGTTGAAGAATCTTGCGTTGAAGATGTGAAAAATGTTGCTAAGTTATAGTTACCTGTGCTCCATACTGTTGATGATATAGCATCAGCACTTACAACAATATCTTCGTTATCAAATGTTTTAAAAGACATATCTTATTAGTTTGTTTTAGTTATTGTTATAGGAATAGTAATTCTTGCTCCACTGTCTCTACCTATAATAGTAAGAGTACTAGATAAACTAGTATTAGCTGCACCAAATAATGTATTAATTGTAGTTCCTGTTAAATTTATTGAAGTACCTACAACAGTCTTAGATACGTTAGTACCTAGTGTAGATGATGCATTTAGTCTTTCAGCTTCTGCAGTATTAATTCCAACGCCAGTATAGTTAGATAGAAGTCTTACATCTGCTATAGTTGCTGTATATCCACTTGATTCAAAAGCTTGGGAAGCTCCTAAAAAGTTTAAGGTTTGTGGTGTTATCGTTAATGATGCTCCTTGCTTCAGTTTTATAGATGCAAAACCTGGCTCTAGTATTGGTAGTTTAGCTGTACCTCTTGGAAGGGTAGCTAATTTATACTTCATTACTTGTGTTTCATCTGCAAATGCTTCTAGGAGAGGCATATTTTCTATTGCTTCACCGAAAAAAGCTGAACCGGATGGATGTGTAGTGTTATACAGTGTATAATCTATTTCGTCATCAGCTAAAGCAAATTGAGTAATTCTAAAAGATCCGTCACCTCTTGCAAGTAACTCTCTTCCTTTTTTTGTTAAGATTGCGTCGACTGTTACGACACCGTTATTTAAGTATCCCATATTCTAACTATTTGTTTATTATAAATATATTGTTTTAATCTTTTCTATTAATTATCAAGCACCATCTTGACTTCCTGATGTATATGCGTTAATTATGAATCCTTTAAAGTCTGTTTCTACTATAATCATATCATCAGGACTATCTTTTACTTTCTCTGGGTTTAGTACTGCTCGAAGTTGTTGTTGAGGTATAATCTTAGTTCCTTCTATTGTTATCAATCTATCTCCTTGCTTTAAAGTAAGCCCTAATTTAGTAGGGTCATGGGCATTAACTTTTAATCCATCTGGTCCCTGACCTCTTATAGCTGTGAGGTTAAATATTTTTACAAAGTTCTTACCATTAAGAGGGTTTGTTTTAGTATTTTTTGAAGTAATTATAACAGATTCTGTTCTTGCTGCAGCTCCACTACCAGAAGTAAATTGAACTAAGTCTCCTACTTGAATACGGTCTCCATATCCAGCAGTTGTAATATCAAAACTAGTATCTGTATTTGATGTTAATAAGTCCGGTGTAATTGCAGTACTACTTGAATAAAATTCTGCTACTACTCCTACTGATACATCTGGCTGGTCTCTTAAGCCTGAAAAGGCTATCTGTTCGTACTGCTGAACATACTCTGCTCTTTCACCATCTGATCCTGATTGACCACTTAATAGGAAGTTCATATTAGCCCAAGAGCGTGCATAACTACCGCTTGCTAGGTCAAATGAAGAAGAAATTGGTCCGTCTATTAATGGAAGTATGGTGATAGTTTTAGCAGTTAAAGCAGGTTCAATACCTCCATAATCATTTGCATTTGTTTTTGATCCATTATATCTTCCATTTGAAAACCCTGTTGCTGTATAATTTGAATCAGGAACACTTGCAGGAATAGCATATGGAAAAGCTTGATAGGTACTACTACCAGGAAGGTTTTTATGGTACCTTAATGTAATGAAGTTTTGTGTTTTATCTATAGATAGTATGTCTGGAAGTATTGTAAAGTTGTCACTTATGGTGCCGCTCATATTAGGAAATTGACGAGATATTATCATATCTAATCTAGCATAAAAGTTTGTGTCTGATGTTCCTCCGCCTGAACTACCTGCGGCACTTCCTGATGCTATAGTTCTATGTACGGGGGAAATAGTGGTGTTAAACCATGATCCATTTCTCCAACCTGCACCTAAGATAGTCTGAAAAACAGTATTTGGAGAATTCATTTCTGGTTCTTTGTCTACTACTAATTGTAGGAAAAAATTTAATGATCTTGTTTGACCTACAGCTGGTGGTATTGGTCCTGTTTTAAACATTTCTTGATACCCTTTTGTTGCTTTAATAAGTTCATCTCGAGTAATAGTAAGTGTAATATCTTCATCGTTAGGGAAACTTACTGCTGATCCTGTGTAGTATAGTTGGTTATCCAGGTTAAATACAAGAGAAGTCGGCATAGGGTTACTTCCCGTGGTAGCAGTATTTAAGAATAAATTTCTTGTTTCTATACCCAATGCTGCTTCAAAGTTTGTAGGGAAAGGATCCAAAGAAGATCTTTCAAGTACATACCGAGTTTTTGATGGTCTAAACTCTGTTGCATTACTAATTAAAGCGTTGTAATCATCGTTATCAAAACTTCTTGCGATGAATGGATCAAACGTAACAGAGGATGATAAACTTGAAGATACGTCTGCTAGACTTAAATCTACGTTATCAATAAAGAAATAACTTGCTTTCTGTGTTACTGTAATTCTTTGAAAGTTACTAAAATCACCAGAGCCAGTAAGTCTAAAGTTAAGACTCTGTATGCTCTGTAGTGTTGGTACAATGCTTCTACCATCTAGAGAATTATTATCAACTGTTAATGCTCTAACAATCTTGGTACCGTCAATAGCATCCTTTACAAACGCACGAATTTCTCCATCTCCAGGACTTGTTGTTGAGAATTGAAATAGATTAGCCATATTATATACTTTATTTATTTACCGTTGTGAGATAAAACTCCATTACTAATATAAGTATGTGTTTTTTCTGTTGTTATTTTTATTACGTCTCCTGTTTCATACTCTTCTACCATCTCGATAGTCTTACCTGATATTATATCTCCTACTTTTAAGGTGTCTATAGCTACAAAATCATCTGCGCTATCTAGGTAAACTCTATGTTTTATAGAAGCTATAAGGTCAGTCTCATCATCAAATATTAATTTTAATTTTTCAGCTCCAGTACTAGGTACTATTTGAATAATAATATCTTCAAGCAATTCTTTAGAAAGTTCATGCTTACTTCTTATTACATCTCCTACTTTAAGGTCTTTGGCTAATTTTTGATTACCGGTTTTCATTAAAACAGATACATTAGGATCTAGACATTGACTATTAGTTTGCTGTGTAATCATCATACTTGAAAAATTACCTCCAGCTAGATTACTGAAAACGTAAGTGAAGTTATCCTGTACATCTGATCTTTGTATATTAACCTGAAGTTGTCTTGCAGCTCCTGTGTTTTGATTTAAAGAAATATGTTCAGTCGAATTACCGTAAATTGCATCTACAGTTCCAAAATCTCCAGTTATGAGTGAGCCCCAATTCCAAGAACTAGTAGGAGGATTTGTCGATACATATGCTGTTGCAGCTGACCCTCTTGAAACAATTGAAAAGCTATCACTAGAACCGCCATAAGGTACTGTGTAGGATGTGACTGGATTGCTACCACTATCCCAATGTTGAAAAATATAAGGGTAGTAGCTAACTGATGCTGATACAGTATCTCCACTATTTCCATTAGCGTCTGTAAGCCATACAAAGGCATTTACTGTATTTCCTGCTGCTGTGTTATTCCAAGTTCCTGATCCTGTATTAGATATTAGGTAGTTAGATGTTCCATATGCAGAATTATCATCAGTAATAAATATACTTGCAGTTCCAGGGAATGGAAGTGTTCCACTAACTATAGGGATACTAGATTGTATAACTCCAGTACTAGCATGTGAACCGGAAGCATTGTAGTTAATGTTGCCTGAGAAATTAACGTCGTAGTGTACCTGCAGTCTATATTTGCCAGTGTAATTAGAACTCTGTGTTGGTGGGGATTGTCCAAATGAAGTTGAATGTTCTACAATTCTAAAACTATTACCTTCAATAGAATAACCTGTTGGTCCTGCTACTTGCTTGTTTATAGTTAATCCAAAGAAACCAGCACCTGTATGAGCTGAAGCTGAAGCTCCTTCATTTCCTGCTGCATCTCTTAATTTTACATCTATTGTAACATTTTCTCCATCATCTAAATTAGTCGTGTTCATGGTTGTTGAAACATTTGCACCTCCAGTAGCCACTACTTTATAGGCTTTATTCCCACTTTGATCTGATGCTGTAGCGAACATTATAGAGTTAGGTTCTATTGTTCCGCGAACTTCAAATGGTACTGATGATACGTTTTGTGCATTAATTGTTGAATTTGTCCATGCTGCTGTATAACCTGAAGGAGCAGTTGTATCAAGAGTACCACATGCTACTATATTATAAAGTTGACCTGGGTTATTAGAGGCTGATACTGCAGCTGTATAACTTGTGTATGTTCCATTATTATTAATTGCAAATGAAGTATGGTCTCCTTGCTCTACTGAAGTTACTGGGTTTAGTCCGTTAATGTCGGTGTATAGTATATCACCTTCTGCAGGTACAAGATTACTACCTCCGTGATAGAAAGTTGCAGCAGAACTTAAGTTGAATGCGGCACATGCTTGAACTGCAGAGTTATATTCTATAGGATTAACTCCTGTGTTCATTACATAAACAGGTGTGAGTGTATCTGTAATAGTCTGATTTACGGTAGTTATGTGAAATAAAGTTCTTGGGTGAACTACTTTTTTAAATGGATTTTCTCTATTCAACTCACCGTCTGATAGTAGTATCTTACTACCGCTTAATTCTCCGTTAAATTTAGGAGATTCATCTCCTATAAGTTTATTAATTGAACCGCTTTTAGTTTCTATAACTTCAGAATAAAATGTTGTATCATTTATTCTACCATATGTTTTAAAGTTATCAGCACCTCCTGTAAAATCTTTTGGTGGAAATGAAGTAGAAAGTATATTCTGGTAGGCCTGAGAGTATGCAGTAAGCTTGGTGTTACCAGCTGTGCCAGCTATTTTTTGATGCAATACTAACGTATCGTTGGTTTCAAAAGTTGTTTTATAACTAAACTTAAAGTCATTCTTAATATCTGAAGGATTAGCAGTAATTGCTGCTTGAAGCGCTAGTACCCTCTGTGCTGAGCTAACGTTGCTTTTAAAGGTTACTCCACCGCCGTAGGATTGCAAAGGAGTTCCTGTAGTTCCATGAAAGTCTTCTTTGTTTCCTGATGTGGATACTATAGTTACTACGCCGAGTACAGCACTACCGGTTGTTGGTGCCATTACAATCTCTGTAGATGCATTAGATGGAGTGTTCATTACATATCCTGAAAGCGAATTATAGAATCTAAACCTTTCAGTATTAATTCCAAAAGAAGGTTCAGCGTTTGATCCAGAGTGTGTAAAAGCTGCTAAAATTACATCACTACTTATTGGAGCAAATGAAGCGCTATTAGCTGGTGAGTTTCCTCTAGCTACCCAAGAGTTTTGTCCGTGAGGGCTATAGTCTATTGCAATAAGATGATTGTGGTGCCAACTTGAAAGACTTCCGCCGTTGCCATTGGTTAATGTAGGAAATCTCTGTATTCTAGATTGAGAGGTGTGCATAACATAGAAGTCGAATTCACCAGTGGTGTTTCCGGCTATGTTTCCGTTTTCATAGGGGGTACCTATAAGCTTACTTCTCGGTGGGTTAACTGAGTTCTGTACTTCTCTTATGTTGAAATATGCTCCGTTAGGGTGATAAAAGTCATTTCCTTCTACTATTATCTCTCCATCATCTCCTCTTTCAATATCAGTTCTAAAGTTAACTCTAAACTGTAAGTCTGAGTGCCCTCCTATAGTACCTGGCCAGGGAGCTTCAATATGTTTAAGCCTAGATTCTTGAAAACCATCTGCAGAAATAATTAAGTCATTATAAGCACCTGCTGAAGAACCAGTCATAAAGGCTGTCTCCATACTACCTGAGTATGTTTCATTTTCTCCAGATAGTGATGGTGATTTTATTTTGTTTCTTTCTAATAAATGAGGTTTTATTATAATACCAGTATCTAGTGAAACTCTTGCTGGTACAAAGTCTTTTATCATCTTAAACAGTACATTGTCGTAAAATTTAAAAGATCTTACAAAGTCTTTCAAGTTAGGTGGGTCTAGATAGGGGTACCCAGCAGTGTTTTGAAAAAGTACTCCTTGTCTATAATCCTGTAGGGTGGTGGACCCGAAAAAGGGATAAACTTCATTATAAGAAGAGTCATATAAATCCCTTGGATCTCCTATGAAATCATCTATATTAAAAGGGTTACCCAAAGAAGATGTTATTAATGCATTTATAGCATTAGCTGGTGAGAATCCAACTTCTAATCTATGTTGATCGGGAGCGGTTACTTCATCTTGTTTAAATATAGATGTATTTTGAGTTAGTACATAACCATCTGTGCTACCTGAGGAGTGTGTAATTTTAGTAAGTTGATCTGAAACTTCAAAGTCTGGACCTAAATACCTACGTTTGTTGAATGGTTCACCACCAAAGGTTTTTATCTTTAAAAAATCACTAGGTATTCCAAAGCAGTTTATTAAGGCTCTTAGACCTCTCTTAGTACCTTTAGATTTTAAAAGGAGCGGAATGTTATGGTAAATTCTTTTATACACCTCAGCTTCATAATCTTTATTAGATACTGTCGGTCTTCCAGAACTATTGAAGGTATTGACAACTTCTCCAATACTCCCACTGTCGTAACTATCGTTAATAAAGTATTTGAATAAGTCATTCGAACCTTCTTTTGAGTTATGTATCTTTATACCTAAACTCTTTACTGCTTCTTGAACTAAATCTTTAGATATACCCATATTCAACCTATGGTCTGTGTCGTATTTATCTGTTATAGCTTTAGTATAAATCCATAAATTATCAAAATGCTGACCGATCATATGAGTGAATAAAACCCCTTTAGCGTTATTAGTATCGTCTGTTAAATACTCAGGTAAAAAGTTAGTAAGTAAATCATAGTTTCTAACATCATAGTTTGATGCGCTAGTTAGCTGTTGGTTATACCAGTCTATAGCATTAGAAGATGTAGAGTGAAAGTTAACAAAAGGCTTTAAGGTATTGCTCTTAGGCCAATTAGTTGAACCGCTCTCAAAATACAAGTATCTTTCATAATGATCAAAATTATTAACTATCCCCTCAATTAGGTTTTTAGTAGCTTCAATACTACCGCTTGTTGCTGCAGTGCTAGAGTTAGACAGCCCTTGTTCTGTATCTAGGTCTGCTTGGTAG